ATCAATCCAAAAACTCCAATCAAAATGGCGAATAAAGAGGTTACGCCAAAATATTTACTGATATATCCACCAGGGTCTACCGCATATAAAAATATTAATAAAACAATATAAAGAGTGAAAATCAGAACATATTTAAATCGTTCGAAATAAACATTCGGGTGTGGTTCTTCGAATCTAAAATTCAAATAAAAAACGCCGGCAACAAGGGATAAGAACAGTATCAAAAAAATTCCGATGTAGTTTGTAAAGAACTTACCCAATTTGAGAGAGAAAATAATAATGATAAATAATATTGCCAGAACTAGTGCAAACAATCGAATTACACTACCCTTATTATTTTTAATTTCATCTATGATACTAGTCATAATAAAGAATTATATTATATTTTAGCAGGGCGTTGAAGTAGTCATTTGTTCCTCCAATTTACATATTTTCCATTGCTGTTTTTTGCCCGTGACATTCTCTACATAAAGCAACTAAATTTTGAACTTCATTTGTTCCGCCATATTCGAGTCGTTTGACATGATCAACTTCAAACCATGCGTTTAATTGTTGATTGCATTTTTTACATTTCCAATTTTGCATGGAGGCTACATATTTTTTCTTTGTCTCGCTTACAGACCGCTTGGTTGCTCTTACAGCACCTCCAACACCTCCAACAACCCCACCAGAAGTCAATATTTTTTGTTCATATGCGTTTGCTCCAAACAGTGGAAACTCGCCTGTAGAACTGTCATTTTCTTCACCACCGTTACCAAACCCCTGATTTAATGAACTCATAAAACTTCGATTTCCACTTGTAAAATCAATAATGGGAGAGATCATTTCCATAGAAGAACGATCAATTGGTGCGTATTTAATCATGTTGTTTGCGTATAACAAAATATTTCTACATTGTGCAGGGTTTCGTTTCATCAATAGATAGAGAGAAATACCAACGAGCGCCAACACACCCATATTCATATATTTTTTATAAGAGAGAAGCATTTTTGTATATTTTCCATCATGATAAGTATTGAATATGAAAAAAGCAGTAATCAATAAAATTATGATTTCTAATCTCATAGATTACGAGAATATAATTTTCTTTGCAGGGAACCCAGGTTCCCCTGCGACCCCTCCTGATAAATTAGTATTTAGATTATATTTAGATAAGGTTTAAGTCTCACTTGAAAATGCACAATGACATTTTAAAAATTCATTCTAAAACTAACTACGATATGTTAAAATCCCATTTTTGGAATACCGGTGGACATTGCCGATTTTTCTACGTTTTGTTATTCGTTTCGCGCCTTTTGCATTTTGTTTTCTTAATCCCTTTCCAAGACCTATTTTTGAGGTGCGTTTTTTTGGACTATATGTTAAATAAAGAAGTTCTTCATTTAAAAGTTGTATTTGTTGTATGACAGATTCAACTGGAATAGGGTCTACACTATGTTGTATCAATAGCGATAACATTGATTTGAATCGGTCGAGAATAACTCGTTGTTTTTTGTTGATTTTCGTGTATTTTAAAACATAATCCACATAAGGTTTAAAGGAAAATACAAATCCCCAAACATCTACATTTTTGGAGAAAACCTCAACAAAGTACGTATTTACATCAAATTGTTTTTTTGTCTCAAAATTTGTAAAACGCGTAACAACTTGTACAAGGTATTCAAAAATAAAGTAACTTGTATAATCAATTGGTTCTCGTTCTTGTTCTCTATTAGTTGACCCCAACAAATTATTAAATAAATTATTATAAATATTTTTCATCGCCTTCAAATGTCCATAACCGACGCGTTCAATCATGTTATCCACATACGAAATCATAAAGGACATGGTTGCTTCTTTGTCGGGTCTGGTTTCATTTTCTTCTAAAAATTCATGATAGGATTGAGAGAATGTTTGCGAAAACAAAACCGTCGTAAATGGACAATTGAATTGAAATGGATAATTTTCTAATGCCAAATGAACGGGTTGACCTCTTTGATAATTAATAGAAAGTCCCCAGTCAATAATGCGCGTATATAATCTTCTCTCATCTTCAATCACAAGAATATTGTTGGATTTAACATCGCAATGATAAATATGTAGTTCATTCATGGGAAGAATGCCATGAAGAAGTAGGTCTATCAGTTGGTTATTGAGATAAACTAATTTGAAATAATTTTTCGCGTTTCGTTGAACATATTCATTCATTTCTACTCCACCGTAACGCATTGAAACCGCGCTTAACGTATTCATTGTGTCTTCATCATTAATCGTTTCTTTTGTTATATCGTCAGATAGTAGCGCGGTGCACTCTTTATCAAAATTTTCCAAATCACTTTCGGTTAATCTGTCTACTTTACAAATAGAAACATCGTCCACCAAAAAGTAATCTTTGTAGTTGGGTATATTTTTTAAAACTTCACGAACACGAACAATCTCATTGTATTCGTTTTCAGCGTATTCTTCGTTAAATAGTTTGGTTACATATCCTTTTTTCCGTTGCGCATTTTTGCATTTCAGTGCCGGTCGAAACACGCAACCATATCCACCCGAACCAATGGCGTTACCACCGTTTTTATAATTCATATTAGTTGTCATGAATGAATCGTTTAACTTCCTATAATAATGATAGGAAATTAAATATATAAGCGCGTGTAAGGTGTCATTCTCTCAACAAATAATATATGAGACCCAAAATACATAATAAAACTACAACATATATAACTTGCCCCCGTCGTTTGTAATATTCTCGCATTCGAATGTCCTTCGGTTTATACGCTTCGTAATAATCTTTGTAAAACTGACTTAAAGAAATTTTCGGCACTTCCAAGTGCTCGTTCACCTTGTTATGAATAAAATGCATCCAGCGAATAAACGCATCTCGACTATCCAAATAAGGCGTAACTGGATATTCGTCTAATAATTTGCTAAAATTTGTTGCCATTTGTTCAATAGGTATAAACATCGGTATATTTTGAATAAAGTCGTAGTACTTTTTTTTTGTAATTGTATTTGGACGAATTGGATAATTCATCGCAATCGTGTGTAAAAAAAACCAATAATGGGGTCCCCATACATTCGCATCAAATGTCATAAAATGTTGACATATAATTGTTTAGCAATTTGAACCTAAACACTTCTTTACATATTTATGTAATTGTTTACACATCAGTATATTTGTCTATCATGAATAAAAATAACTTATGTAATAATTGCGGAAAAGGAGGTCATATATTTCATCAGTGTAAGTTACCAATCATTAGTTACGGTATCATTTTATTTCGTCATAGTGAATATGGCGTGCAATATTTGATGATACGAAGAAAGGATTCATTTGGTTATATAGACTTTGTTCGAGGTAAATATTCTCCTTATAATATCGAACAAGTACAAAAAATTGTGAATGAGATGAGTGTTGTTGAAAAAACTCGCATTTTAGAAGAACCCTTTGAAAATTTATGGAAAATGATGTGGGGAGGAGAAAACAACGGGTCGCAATATAGGAGCGAAGAACAGTCGTCCTCAAAAAAATTTGACACAATTAAAAATGGAGTGATTACCGATTCCAAAGAATTGATAACATTACAAAACATAGTTGAAAACAGCAATACTTGTTGGAGTGAGACCGAATGGGAATTTCCCAAAGGGAGAAGAAATTACCAAGAAAAGGATTTAGAGTGCGCACTGCGCGAGTTTGAAGAAGAAACTGGTCTATCAAAAGACGATGTTATTTTAGTAGATAATTTGTTTCCGTTTGAAGAAATATTTATTGGTTCAAATCATAAGTCTTATAAACATAAGTATTATTTGGGTCATATGAAAGACCATTCCAAGTCTCTCAATAATTATCAACTTACAGAAGTAAGCAAACTGGAGTGGAAAACATTCGATGAGTGTCTGGCTTCAATTCGACCTTATAATTTAGAAAAAAAACAACTGATTACAAACGTGAATAAAGTATTACAACAATACAGATTATATTTGTAGTTGCGCGAGTAAATACATCCTCTTTTATATTTGTAGTATATAAGTAATGTCTTCTACAAATATAAAAAATAAAATAACAACACAAAAAGACACAACGAAAAAACGAAAAAATTGTCCGAAAGGAACACGTCGAAATAAACAAGGGGATTGTGTTCCTAATCAAAAACTTGTGTTTGAAGAAACCAAAGAAAATATAGATTTATCCGAGGACAAAGACGGTAAAAAATCGGTTGATTTGAAAACAGAATATGAAAACGCGAACTGTCAAACGATTTATAGTGTTGAAAACAAGACGTGTAATAAGTTTTTATTAAAAAAAGAGTTACTAGAACGTAAAGAACTAGAAACAAATCCAGACGATTATTCTTTTTTATATCCAACCCTCAACGACCCCTATTTTAATATCAAAATTGCCGAAAAAAAAGAATTTCAAGATACGAAATATGATGGGGAAATTTATACGGATATTGAAAAACGCGCAGAATATTTAAGTCGCGCCGAATTTGAACTTGCGCCTCATCAAGCATTTGTTCGTAATTTTCTCTCATTTCAGACCCCCTACAATAGTTTACTTTTATATCATGGTCTAGGAAGTGGAAAAACGTGTTCAGCAATTGGTGTTTGCGAAGAAATGCGAGATTACTTGAATCAAATTGGAAAACCGAAAAAAATTATTATTGTGGCGTCACCGAATGTTCAAGAAAATTTCCGACTTCAACTCTTTGATGAGAGAAAACTCAAACTCGTGGATGGATTGTGGAATATTCGCGCATGCACTGGAAATAAACTTATTAAAGAAATTAATCCTATGAATATGAAGGGATTTGATAGAAAAAAGGTCATTAGTATGATTCAAAAAATAATTAACGGTTCCTACAAGTTTATTGGTTATATTGGGTTCGCAAATTGGATTAAAAGTGAAGGAAACATAACGGGAGAGTATAAAAATGAAAAAGACCGAGCAGCGCGTGAGGTCAACGCACTAAAACGTATATTCAATGACTCTATGATTGTGATTGATGAGGTTCATAATATTCGTATTGCTGAGGACAATGACAAAAAAATTGTAGCTGAGCAGTTAATGAGGTTGGTTCAAATTGCGGACAACATGCGATTATTGTTATTATCCGCAACGCCAATGTATAATAGTTATAAAGAAATTGTTTGGTTGTTGAACTTGATGAATATTAATGACAGACGCGGAGTTGTGGAAGTAGATGAAATTTTTGATAAAAACGGAGCATTTTTGAAGAATGAACGCGGTGAAGAAACAGGAAAAGAAACGTTGATTCGAAAAGCAACAGGTTATGTTTCTTTTGTCCGGGGTGATAATCCATACACATTTCCGTTTCGTGTTTATCCCTCCGAATTCGCCCCAGAACATTCTTTCAACTATCAATTTCCAAATGGAAAATACGCGTATCCAATGGGTTCAACTGTGAGTACAAATCGGGATGAACGAATTAACATATTAAATTTGTATTTATTGGAAATTGGAAATTATCAAGCAATGGGATACAAGTATATTATGGATAATATTTACAAAAAACGGATCTCTGTAATGACGGATAAAGGTGTAGTCAATGATATTCCGACAATTGATCTAATGGGTTCGTTGAATTATTCAGTAATGCAACTTCCACTCGAAGCGCTCATCATTGTTTACCCGATGGATAATCTGGAAGAAGTGGTTGATAACAAAAATGCAACGAGTGCTCCCATATCAATTGTTCCAAAGTTATCGGACGAACCTGAGGTTGAACCCATCAAATATGAACCTGTAACTGTTCCCGGTAAAAATTCTTTATATATTAATGCGAATGACTTGACCGGGTCTGCTGGATTAAAACGCGTCATGAATTTTGAAGATAACGCCGACTTCGAGTACAACGACATGATTCTTCGCAAATATGGGCGCATTTTTTCCAAAGATGAAATCGGAAAATATAGTTCAAAAATAAAGAACATTTGTGATTGTGTAATTCAATCAGAAGGTGTTGTGCTTATATTTTCACAGTATATTCCGGGTGGGTTGATTCCCGTAGCGCTTGCGCTGGAAGAATTGGGGTTCACGCGTTTTGGAGAAAACGCAAAACCTTTTTTCAAGACACCCCCCACAGAATTGTTAGATTCAAGAACAATGAAACCTAAAAGTGCTGTAAAAAAGGAGGACTTTATACCTGCCAGGTATGCGATGATTACAGGGGATGTAAAAATATCGCCCAACAATTCGTTTGAATTGAAAACCATTACAAACGAAGAAAATAAATACGGCAAAAACGTAAAAGTTGTTCTCATTTCAAAAGCAGGGTCAGAAGGGTTGGATTTCAAATTTTTGAGACAAGTTCACATATTAGAACCATGGTATAACATGAATCGAAACGAACAGATTATTGGACGCGCTGTTCGTAACGGAAGTCACATTGATTTGCCTTTTACAAAACGCAATGTTCAAATTTATATGTACGCAACAATGTTGGAAAATCCACAAGAAGAGTCGGTGGATTTGTATGTATATAGAGGTGCCGAATTCAAGTCAATTCAAATTGGGAGAGTAAGTCGGGTGTTGAAAGAAACTGCGGTGGATTGTGTAATTAACCATGACCAGACAAACTATAGTCAAGAGGCTATGGGAATTGAAGTGGAACAATTGTTATCGGATGGAACCATTTTACCCAAATTTAAAGTGGGCGACGCGCCATATTCCGCAAATTGTGATTACATGGAAAACTGTGACTATTTATGTGGAAATGGAGGGAAAGAAAGAAAACTCAACATAACTGAGGATTCCTACAACGAATCATTTATTTTAATGAACTCGGACAAAATAATTCAAAAGATTAAAGTTTTGATGAGAGAACGGTTCTTTTACAAAAAGAACGAACTCATTTATTATATAAATACTCCCAAACCATTTCCGCTGGTTCAAATTTACGCTGCTTTAACAACCCTTGTAGAAAACCGCAATGAGTTTATTGTAGATAAATACAAAAGAACTGGATACCTTGTGAATATAGGCGAATATTACTTATTTCAACCAAGTGAATTGAACAACGAACATAGTAGTGTATTTGAGAGAATCACACCGATTGATTATAAACGTGCGTCGTTACAGTTTGAATTGAACCCTGATGTCTTGAAGAAAAAATCCAAACAACGAGTTTACAAAAAGAAAACAGTGGAAGAAATGGAAGAGGAGGGTGAAACAAAGACATTTATAAAAACTCGTCATGTAGTGAGAAATTATGAATTGGTGAATGACTTAAAGAAATTATTTGACACGGCAATTGAATACGCAAGAGTAGGTGAAAAGGTGGAGCGTGGTGACAATGATTGGTATAAACATTGCGGCGTAGTAATGAAAAAAATGGGCGATGAAAAAGTTTCTGGGGAACTGCTTTTGTCCTTGTTGATTGCTCATATTGTGGACACATTGATGTATCACGACAAAGTAGAATTACTCAATCATTTATATTCCATTGAAACGATTAACGAACAAACATTCGAAGGAAGAATGAAAACCTATTTTGATAGTAAGGTGATACGAACCAAACGGGGTGTAACTGGAATGATCTTGTATGACACTACACCAAAAAAAGAGAGAAAAACTATCTATTTGAATGAAGAAAATACATGGGTTCCAGTCCAACGATTAGAAGATTTAGAATTGATGGAGGAGGCCGTGCGTTTATATGAACCATCTCAAGCAACATTCGATGAATTGGTTGGATATATTGGACTTGAAAAAAATAACAAGTATTTAATATTCAAAGTAAAAAACACAAAAAATGCGCGAAATACGGGTGCGCGATGTGATGAGTCTAGTAAAACAAGTCGTATTGATATTTTGAATAAACTTGCTGGATTTGAAAAGTATACCAAAGAAAATACGAAAGGAATCGTTCAACCCGAACTTTGTGCTCTACAGGAATTTTTATTTCGTTTGAAACAGAGAACATACAATGAAACAAGTTCTCATCAAAAGGCATTTTTAGATTTTGATGGCGCGGTGTTTTATCGTTTTTTTGGAGAGAAAGAGTAAGCGGCGCGGAACACGGCACTCTTATTATAATAAAATTGAAATCAAATTAAAAAGATAGTATTATGTTTAATATATACGCAACTTGTAATGGAAACGAAACCAACCAAACAAAAAAAAATTAGAAAGGAGGTAAAAAATACGAATATTTATATTAAATCATTAATTACGCGAACCATATCTCTTCCCATTTCTACGATTGGAAAAAATATTCGAGAGACGATTGAAAAATGCATCTCTGCCATGTTTGAAGGTAAATGTTTGGTAGAAGGATTTGTAAAACCAGGTTCGTCTACAATTATTACACATTCTAGTGGAATGGTAAGTGGAACAAATGTAAAGTTTGAAGTAGTATTTGAATGTTATATTTGTTGTCCGGTGGAAGGTATGCTTATAGAATGTGTTGCCAAAAACATTACAAATGCAGGTATTCGCGCGGAAAGTTCGACCGAAAAGGTTTCTCCCGTTGTTGTCTTTGTTACGCGAGACCATCATTACATGAACCCAAATTTTTCCAAAATTCAAGAGAACGATACGTTTGTTGCGCGTGTTATTGGGCAACGATACGAATTGAATGACAAGTATGTGTCTATCATTGCCGAGTTGGTGGATAAAAAGGAGTTTGACGAAAAAAATGAAAAGACAAAAAAACCCAAAAAACCTACACTTGTTATAGACGATGACGACGAATAATAGGGGGAACCCCCGGACTGCGTTGCTGCCCCATTGCGCTTCGCGCAATAAGGTTGAGGTCGCTTTGCGACCTCCGACCCCTGGCAACCTCCCGCCCTTCGGGGAATTCTAATTCATTACCTTTTCCATCATAAGATTTCTTGATGAAAAACTATTATAATCTTCCTGGGTTCCCTGCTAGAATAATGATCATACTTGAATTTTATATATATAATGTATGAAATCAATAAAAAAATCGCAAAAAGGAGGGGTAATTATAAAAACGGACCCCGAAAAAGCGATCCATTTTTTTATTGATAACTGTCGGGAAATTAAAATACTAACCACTGGTAGTTCAAGTGGTGTTTTATTTAACTGTAACTTGAAACCGGGTGTAGATTCTCCCTATGAAATGTTACGTTCGGAAAATTTCAGAGAACCTGTAACCAATATTATTATTAAACTAGTTGGAGTGAATTCATCGGTTGAAGATGAAACAGATGAAAACTATTCACCGTCGTCATGGACAATTGAAGGAGTAACTCCAAAAAAATTGGAACAAGAAGAAAGTTTTACGAGAGAAATCAACATACAGACCGACATTTATTTAAAAACGATTTCCTATTTAGAACCCATTTGCCCTGCACCCATTTACGCAAATGTAATTAAAATAAAAAACGATGCGGAAGAGTTTGTATTGAAAATGTTGAGACATGTGAAACCTAACAGTGAAAACAAAAGAGTATTGCGAGAAATTCTTGAAAGTATTGCGAATTCAGAAATACCTTATTTAGGCGTACTGTGCATGGAAATTGCGGAAGGTTATACAACCTTATGGGACTGTTATCGCATGGTCAAGGGAGAAACCGTTGAAGACATAAGAAGATTTGAAAATATGGCTAGATTGAAGTTTCTTGAATTGGCAACAAAAACGGGATATTCTCAAAATGATTTTCATGCGGGAAATGTTTTGGTAAATGAGAGCGTAAAAGGGTTTTATAATGGAAAACAAGGTAACGTTTTACTTATTGATTTTGGTTATGCGGATAAAATTCCTTTAGATAAGTTGAGACAAATCAAACAATATGTTTCCGAAGAAAAATTTGTTGAAGCGTTGAAAGTTTTCCAGTCATTTTATCGACCAGACGATTTGGTAATAGATGAATACCCATCATTTTACGGTTGGTTATATTACAGTTATGATAACTTGAACGAACGTAAGATGCTTTATCCGAATAAGACACAACGAGAGAAAATGAATAGGGAACTTGCTCGTTTATTATTAGCAGAAGACGAAGCTATCACCGAAAGGAT